CTTGTTTCTTTTTTACTTTTTTTTTCATAGTTTTTAACATAACATATTACCTCCTGGTTCATACCATACTTTCCTAATAGTAGATATAAAACAAAAATATTGATTTTGAAAGTCTTTTATTTAGCTAGTCTATCCATATGGTGGTAAATCCGACCTATTACTTTATCAAGATCCATCAGTTCTTGTTGGAGCATCATTACTATTACTTGAATTTCTACTAAAGTTACAACTACCCAAGTTGCTAATGCCATCATAACTGTACCCAATAGTCCTATTAATACTGTATTAGTTTTTCTATTCATTTGTAGGTACTGGTAATTCTTCTGTTAAGTATTTAGGTATTTTTAATTTTTTCTTTGTAGCATCTTCTCCCATATAATTATCTGGATTTTTTTCCATATATTCTTTTTTTAAATTATCCCAATGATTTCCTTCTTCTTTCTTATTAAGAACTTCTTCATTAACTGATACTATACCTTTACACTTTAAAGCCAATGATTTAAAGTTTTCATTATATAGATAACTAGGATTAGCATTAACTTTATTACAATGTTTTAATAATTCTAATTGTTGTTTTAATATAAGATTTTCTGTTCTCATTCTATTTTGTGTGTCACAATTTTTTTTTGATAGACCTAAATTTTTTCTAAATGAAAACCTTAGTTCGTGTCTATCATTATCATAATCACTGGTACTTGGAATACGATAATCATGTTCTGTTTCAACTTTGGTAATACCTGCTTCTATGCTTCCGTAGACACATTGCCCTCCATCGTTTTGAAGATATTCGTTTCTAGAATTAGCTGGTCCACCAAATAAAGCTAGTAGTGTTAACATAAAAATTAATAGTGCAGTAAATCTGTAATCCATCCTGAGTGTCTCCATACATTACCTACTTAATTATTTAATAAATCTCTAGCTACATCTTTAATATCATAGCCCTGTTCTCGTACAGTATTGGCAAGTACATTGTATAAGTTCTCTGCCATCTGCCATGTAGCTTCTGCTGATGCAAGTCTAGTTTTTACATCTGCCATTTTTTCTTGTTCGTAAGCTAAATCTCTACGCAAATCTTTTATCTCGACTTCTTGTATTTTTATGATTGTTAATTGATTAGCATTTATAGTATCTGTTAGATTGACAATATACTTAACACCAGTAAATGTTCCAAATAGCACAGATGCTATCACTGGAATTAATACAAAGTTCTTTTTAAATAATTCAGCTATATTCATATTTTCCTTTTTTCAGGGAAACATTATATAACAAAAATGTTTATGCGTCTAGCACTTCCATCTACGTCTAGCTTGTCTTATTCTAGAGTTAGGATCATTTCTTGTTTTAGCAGAGCTTCTTTTTAATTGTCCAGCTGATCTTGCACAATAAGATTTTCTACGTTTAGCAGCCTTTGATCCTTTTTTAACTTTACCAGTAACTGCTGTTTTTAATTTAGATCCAGGATTAGCTCGTCTATAAGCTTTTACACCTTTAGAAGTCATACCAGCTCCTGACTTAGTTGATCTAAAGTTACCAGATTTTACTGAAGTCTTTATAGCTCTTTCTTTTCTACCCTTAGGTCTGATTCTAGTTCTTGCCATTATAAACCATACCCAAAACCATCTTTAGCTCCAGTAGAAGCAGCATTATCATAAGAAGCTCCTCCACCAGTACTTTGATTATTATTACCCTTATCACCAGCATCATTGTGAATATTAAATCCAGTTTGGCCTGCTGTAGGAATACCATAAGTTGCCATATCAACAGTACTATTACCACCTTGAGGATCATTCATTGTTGCTTTTGTAATTCTTTCATTTTCTTTTTGTTGTTTTTTATTAAGAGCACCACCAGCCATAAATGGAATTGCAAAAGGAACTAATGCTCCTGCTAGACCATAAGCTCCAACACCTTTAACTACAGCTCCAGCTCTAAAAACATTTGAAACATTTTTAGATATTCCTAAATTATCTTCTATATAACTATCATAAGCATCTATATTACCTTTTATAGTATCTCCAAAATTTTCTATTTTATTTCCTACTTTATCAAAGTCCCATTGAAAATTAGATTTAACATCTTTAGAATAATCTTTTGTGGGAATATCTTCAATTGATTCATATTTTTGATCAAATGTTTTAGTAGGAGTAAAATTATCTTTACCGTCACCATTACCAACATTTTGATTAGTATCTATTACAGGAGGTGTAACAATATTTTCATCTGGATTTTGATAACCAGGATAACTACTAGCAGGACAAATACCATTGACAGACATTCTTCCATCTAAACATATATATTCAGCCATACTATCTACCTTGTCCTTTATATCTATTTTGAGATTTTTGTAACTTCTCAGATTTGTTTTGAGATTTCTTGTGAACGCCTGGTCTTTTCTTAGGCTGATCTCTTGGCACGAAGTGTGTGAACTTCTGCTTGGCCATTAGTCTTTATTTTTTTTTTTATTAATATCTATTTTAATGATTTTAGCAGATTTTTTTTTTATAATATCAGCTGCAGAAGTATAATCTTTTGCTTTACCTTTATAAAGTAATCCACCTTTGTAAGAACTAGATACATTAGCATCAGCTACATCAATTGTTTCGCCTTCATCATTAAAAGTTTTTTCAGCTTTAGTTGCTACAAAATCATCATCTCTATTTTTTGACATATTTTTTTACCTTTTTCTTTTTCTTTTTTCTTAACAAAGCAAAGTCTACACCTGATATCTTGCCATCTTTATTTTTATCTAATTTTTTTCTGTTGCCTTTTAACATTCTTCTTGACCTTTCGTTTTACTTTTTTAGGTGCTGACATTCTAGAGTTTTGTAATCTACCTTCTCCAGAACCTGCGCCAGCAGTCATCTTCATTATTAAGCCTTTAACTTTTTAATTGCTGCTTGATTATCTTTAGCATAAGTATTAGAACCTGATTCTTTTTGAGCTGAATCATTTTTTTTAGATGGTTTAAATATTTTTTTAATTGCCTTGATAACTCTATCTTTATGTTTTAAAGGACCAGTAAAAATATCTATTTCCGCCATGATTAACCTCTTTTAATTTTTTTTATAAAAGCAGCATTGTCTGCATGAAAACTAGAGTTGCCTTTAGTCTTATCTTGAATAGTATTTGCAGCAGACGGATCTTGATGCGGCGGATGTGGCTCTGGTCCGAAACCAGCAGCAGCTCCACTTGAATTATATTGAACAGCTGTCTTAGTTGTCATTTGTGTTTTAGTCATTAATATATACTCCCAGTTATATTTAGTTTTCCAATGATATTTTCCATTTCATTTTCTCGTCTTGTTTGTTCTAGTACTACTTCATCATTAGGATTCTGCATAGCTTTTTTAATCATTGCTGCAGGTTCAATAGCTGATGGATTTTTTTCATAAAATCTTGCATTAGATTTTTTAACATCTTCTACTGAATAGTTTTTAGTATTGTGATTACTAATACTTTGTCTTGTAAATGGGTTACTCATTTTTTAAATCCTCTGTTGTGCTTAATTTTTTATTTAATATACTCTGAAAACAAGACTGTGTAAAGGTAGGAAGTAACATTTCGCTAATAGGCGACTTATTATGGTTACAAGACCATGAAATACAAGGTACTCCCTTCTCGTCCCAAGCTAATAGAGCATATCCTTTTAGATCCATTTTTTCCATAATCTGGAGACATGCATCATTTAAACCTAGCATAACGTCATCATTTTGCTTTTGCTCTACTTCTAAAGTAGTAGGTGGCTTATCTTTAAAAGGTCTATACCGATTAAGAGTAATAATGTTTGTCTTTTTTACTATATTTTTTTTGTTCATAATCTTCATCATCAGGGTCGTCAGGGTGTGTTACTAAAAAGCCATCACGAATCCGCATTAAAGCTTGAACGCAAGTATCATGTATGTCATCATGCTTTCCATAAGGGAAAGATCCTGATTCATCTAATACACTTTTAGTCCAATCTTCATCTAATGTAAAGACTAACCCGCCTTCAAACATTGGAGCTATAGCATGTGTTCTTGAAACTTTATCTCTATCTGGATTAAAAGTAACTACAGGAACTCCTGATCTTCTCATATCTTGTATAAGAGATTGACCAGAGGCCCGTTGTTCAATCAGTACTTGATCTGGTTTCCATTCTTCAAAGCTCTCTTGTGCTCTCTTTCTTAAATCAGGATACTCTAATCTTTCTTTCCATGCGTCTAATAGTATTGCAGCAGCATAAGGTTGATTACTTTCATCACGAGCATTGAATACTCCCCAAGTAGTGCAGGCAGAAAAGTCAGCAGAACTTTTTGTAGAGAACGCAGTATCATAAGATTGAAGTACATAAGATAACGAAGGGATTTTTTCTCCCTCATAAATATTCCACCATTCTCTTTTGATAATAGATCCTTCATCATTACTTGGTTGTTGTTGATAAAGAGCTTGCCATACACGTTGACCTACAGTATCTTTAATTTTTTCTAAATCTTTTTTTGAATAAGCCTCAGGCCATAAAGCATTGCCTTTATCATCTATCGCAGGTAAATCTAAAACTTTCCAATCTTCTTTACTCTCTGCTAATATGTGTCCTGCTAAATCATCTTGATGCCATCTTGTTTGAATAATTATAATTTTTCCACCAGGTTGAAGTCTAGTGTAAGCAACAGACTTATACCATTCTACTAGATTACGTCTTTGTGTCTCGGACTCAGCATCTTCTCTACCCTTTATAGGATCATCTATAATTAATAAGTGAGCACCTCTACCAGTGATTGCTCCACCTGCACCGACAGCAGAATAAGTTCCACCTTGCATAGTGTGAAATCGTTTAGCTGAACTTGAATCAGCACGTAAGCCAACTTGTGGAAAGACACTATTAAAATCTGGAGAGGCTATCTGATTACGGACCTTACGTCCAAAGTCATCAGCGAGTTCTTGAGCATAGGTAGATTGAATGACAAATTCATTAGGATTGTTACCTAGATACCATGCTGGAAAAAACTCTGAACAGAGCATACTCTTTCCGTGCCTTGGTGGCATAAAGACTGCTAATCTATTTATCTCTCCTTTTTCTAGAAGCTCTAAATTTTTTGCAATTAATTTTATATGTGCGGGATCCTTGTAACCAGGATATACATGCTTTGCATAATCTAATAAACTATTCCTTGATTTAGAAGTTGATAGTATCTTAGTTAAATGTTCAATAACTTCTGAAACTCTAGGATCTTTAGTTTTTTTGTATATCTGAATAGCTGACTTTAACTTTTCCTTGATCTGGGATTTTTGCATTTTGTTTTCCGGCTCCTATCGCTCCAGCTTTTTGATACTCTAAAAATTTTTCTTCTAATTTAATAAATGGT